TCACCTGCATTGAACGCTCCATTAGGGCTAGGGTCGTTCCTACGGGGGCCTGAGCGCTTATATCGCCTATTTGGATGTCACCTACCGCACCAATGCGTCTGCCCTCGTCTACGACGTTCCCAAGCAGTGAGTACAGTACGCTTGATGGCTCTTTGTAGGGTAAGGGTACAATCGCGTCCTTGATCGTACCAGCGGGCACGTCAACGTCTCTAAACTCACCCGGCATGATGGGGGTATTGTCCCCAAGGATGCGCATCCCACGGGCCTTAAAGCCTGCGGGGAGGTTGGAGAGTGTACCAGCGTCGATCAACTGGCGCATGATAGAAGTAGCGGACTTGGTCAAACCACCTAGTGTGTGGATGAGACCCGTGCCGTAGAAGCCCATACCGGGCAAATAGGGGTAATGTACGACGTGCATGCGTTTCGCACGCTTCATGTCTTCCTCGTACCAATTACGACGGATAGCCAACACAATACTGGAAGATTTGTCGATTGTTACCACGTATGGCAGTGCAACACCGTCTACATCGTCAAAGGGTTCGGGTAAATCCAAGTCCACGTGCATCTCTAGGAGAGTGTGGCGAGGATCATCGGAGAATGTAGGGTCGGAGCCTTCCAGCTCGTTGTACTTTTCTTCAATGTCGGTGATTTCTTTGGTAGCTTCCGGCAGTTCCACATCACGGTAGAAACCGTTTACCTGTAGCTTCAAGATTTCCTCTGAGGTACGCTTCATAACGTGCGTAAACCGTGGTGCTGTGCGGAGGTTCGATGATCCGTGGGACACTACAAGGTCTTCTGCGGGTACAAACTGTGCCACAGGGCGCTCGGTGATAGGATCAAAGTAGATTTTCTTGAACGCGGAGCCTGCCATCGGGAGTTTGAACAGCATCTGCTCCATCTCGTCGCGATAATCCGGCATTTTCTCGGTAATTAAGTAGTTCAACTCAGTCTCTACACGTTGAGCCTGCTCAAACTTCTCAGGCGTCAACTTGCCCATAATCTTGGTGCGGACCGGTCCAGCGGCAGGCATCAGCTCACCCATGGCCTGCGCTTGGAATTTTATAACTGCTTCAGTCATCATCGGGTGGTAGACCCCTGACGCACCATTCCACGGCTCTGTACGCTCTTCAACCTTCATACCCAGCAAGTCCATGCCTTTGATGTAGGCGTTGGCCCACTCGCCGCGAGATGAACGGTCAGATTCGAAATGCTCAATCAACTCATTTGCAAGGGACTCAAGCTCATCGTCCTCAATAAACTCTGCGAGATTAGAGTCGTGCTCAATTTCTTCTTCAGAATCAGTACCTTCGCCAAAGTCTATTACGACAGACCCGTCGTCCATTTCAACTTCGAGGACTTCGACGTCTATTGGGGCTTCGATCTCGATGTCAAGTTCCGGCTCCATAAGAAGAATGTCGCTGGGTTCCATAGGTTTTTCGACTGCCATGATATGCCTCGTTATAAGCGTTTGGACGCACTATAGCAGATATAGTGCTAAAATTGAAATACCCCATCGTAGTGTGGGGACACAACGCACGGGGGAGGGCTGTACGAAATGTCCCCACGGACGCTACCAACGTCCTGTATGAGATATACTGTAAACTTGTACCTGTGTCATCCCTGTCAATAGTACGCCGCTTTACGACGTAGATAAGAGTCATTTTCCTGCATATCCGATGGTAGCCGGATAAACCCACCCTGACGGAACCGAAGTAGCGCCATCACTGTGCTATCGACCAAGTCATCGTTTGACATAAACGGGAACCCAGCCACTTCTTCCACCAGCTCGTCTGCCCAGCGTGTCGCCGGTACCCAGACCATGCCCGAGGATATGATATCTGACACGGAGTTCAAGCGCGCAAGTTTGTCGCCGGTCCCACGGTGCGGTGTATATTCTGTGACTGGCAGGCCCATGCGTCGCATCTCTTGGTAGAGGGCCACACCGGAACTTTTCTTCTCCACGATGAACGCGTCAGGCTCCCACCTGTTGTACTCGTCCATAGCTAGTTGTTTTAACTCAGGAAATTCCAGCCGTTCTTTTATGGAGTCCAGCAGCATGATGTTGTGGTTGCCAGTCTCCTCGTTGAGGAACACACCCCACGACGTAAGCGCGGTGTAATCGGCGCGGTTGTGCTTCTCTGCTGCCGCGTCAAGGGACATGATTATGTACTCGACGTGAGGCATCGCATCGTTCGGCCAGATGTTCCACCACTCACGTTTTACGATGGACGCTTCTTCTGAGGTGGGTTTCTGTTGATACTGCGAGTTCCATTGGAACGCAGGCATGGATGCTTTTGTGCGTAGCAGCGCCGCCAGATCGAAGAACTCAGGCCACAGCGGTTTCTGTATGGGTTTACCGTCTTCATCTTCCGAGTCTAGGATCGCGGGGAACTCAACGACCTCGTACTGGTCAGACATCTCGTTCTTGACCATGTCGTTAATCACACGCCCGCTCAGGTCGTCCATATGCCATCTAGTCTGTACGATAGCCACACGGCCCCCGGGCATCAGTCGAGTACGCGCACCGAAGGTGAACCACTCGTAGGCTTTATCGAAGACGGCAAAATTCCCGTTAATAACGTCTTGCTCAGAGTGAGGATCATCCACCAGAAGAAGATCAGCACCACGGCCCGCAAGTGCAGAGCCAATACCACACGCAAAATATTCTCCTCCAAAGTTAGTGTTCCACCGCCCCGCAGACTTACTGTCCACCGCGAGCGAGACCTTCGGGAATATCGCCTTGTACTCCGGCAGGGATATCAAGTTACGAACTTTACGCCCGAAGTCCACCGCCAAGTCTGTGGTGTGCGACACCATCATAACCTTCTTGTCCGGGTTTCTCCCTAAGAACCAAGCGGGGTAGTATATGGACACCAGCTGAGACTTGCCGTGGCGCGGTGGTATGTTTACACATACGCGGTCTTTACCGTTCTCGGCGTTGGGTCCACGCTCTATATCCATCAGCATATCAGCTAGGATGCGGTGGTGTCGGCCCACTTTATAGTCTGGCTGCATCCGTTTGCAGAACTCAATCAAGTCGTCATGTGCAGCTTTATTACCCTGTCGAGAGGATAATTCACCCACTATTGTGTCAATCTCGGCGATCTCGTCAGGACTAAACGAGTCCAGATTGTCTAGGATGTGCTGGATATCCTCGGGCGAGAACTCCATATCCTTCGCGAGTGAACTGAGGTTAATCGACATCGAGGCCTAACTCCTTGTCCACGTCGATAATCTCGCCGTCTATCATTATGGCATCCTCTACCGTGTCGGGATTCACCAATCTGGAGAGCTTTTCTCGCAGTTTCTCCTTCAAATCATCCGATGTCTGGTGAGTTATTGTCACCTCGGACTTCTCTGCGAACAACCCAACGTCTGTAATCTTACCCAATAGCTCCAACGCACGTATCCGTATCCGTGGATCAGGGTTCTCGGTCTCCTCGATCAGCTTATTTGTGACCAAGTGGCGTACTTGCGTTGCGCTTTTCACCACGGAATGCCCGAAATCCTTCAGGATTCTATCGGTTAACAGCAAGGTAGCCGGTGTTAACTGTGCCACCCGTTTCGGGGTTGCCGCCCTCGACGTCTTCATGGGGTTCTCGGCGTAAGATACAGCTAATGCAGCTGCTACATCCCGGTCTTCGTCGGTCGCTTTGACCTCTAACCCATTGGCATGTAAGTATTCTACGGTCTTTGCAGCTGCCGCAGTCTGGGTTGATAGGTCTGTCATATCAGGTGCAGGGCGGTTTGGTACTCCGCGCTCTGGCTCTATGTGTAAACTCATGGTTTCTCCCTTTATCTCTTCACCGAAACGGCAAGCCTAGTGACCACATTACAAGTGAGCGGCGTGTACCTGACGTTACGGGGGTAACTCTGTGATGAACGTGGGAAGGAAACACAATAACAGACCCACGCGGACGTATCTCTTCACAAGTATGCAGTCGGTCGTCCCCCGCCTGTGGGCCTAAGTCAAACTGAAGGTTGCCACCCTCGTAGTCATCGGGATCACTCAAATTCACAGTGACGGACAGCTTCCTAATCTTACCGGCTAAGTTTTCGTGGGCATCAACGGGGTACGGGGCAATGGCAGAATCCGAATGCCACCCATAGAACTGACCCTCGCCGTACTTGGTGTACTGTGCGGGTTCAGTGAAATCCCAATCAAAGTTCCAATCCGCTGCCACATTAGCGGCATGAATTAGTGGCTGCACCATCCCGTAAAGTTCCGGCTCGTTTAGCCAAGATACGTGAGTGTCCCGCCTATCCTTGTTTACGCCCTCCCCGACTATGGCAGTGGTAGAGCCACCCGTCGATACGATATCTTCCATCGCGGTCTCGCCCATACCTATGATGGTATCGCACTGTTCCGGCGTAAGCGCGGCTGTAAAATAGTAATAGCTGTAGGCTAATTGCATTGAACTACCTCCCTGATAGTCGAAACATACATATCACGAATAAAATTTTTTGGGAAGGTGGGCTTTGTTCGCCCGATACCCGTGACCATATGGAGGGGGTGGGGTAGTCACGGGTATCAAAACGCTTGGTAGGGGGGTATGTTTTTGGAAAATCGTAAAATATTTGCGCAGAATAGTATTATAAGAAGTGCGACACGACGGGCCTTGTCGGGGTGTGGGGGGTAGGTGGGGTCACCATATACGTCAAAACGTAGTGAGTCACTACAATAAAACGTGTGACGCGTGTGAACATCTCGAGACAAACCATGTGAGAACATGTATAAGGGTTCTATCGAAAGGGCAATCATGTACCGAACGATACGTTCTCGAAAGGAACATAATACCATGCTAAATTCAACTCAGACTATCACATTCGACGTTGCTACTGTTAACGACGAAATCGAAACAACTATTCGCGGATGGGCAGGCGATACGGTCAAGAATGACTTAGCCAAGACCAAGCGCACCGATGTACTACGCGCAGC